GTACCCGCATTAAAAGGCTTAAAAATGTTTGATGTGTTGCAAATGGATGTGGACGCATTACAAGTGTTACTTGTACGTGTCACCACACCTGTTTTACACAAATCCGACTTTGTCACTATGGAAGTGGCGGATTTTACCGAGCTTGCTGCGGCGGCTGTCGGTTTTTTAGGGAAGAACTCGGAAGTGGAAACCGAAGCGACCGAATAATGATTGCCGCCACGGTAGAAGATGCCATGGCGGACATTGCACTGATTTTTCATTGGCCACCACAAGCCTTTGAGCAAATGACATTTTCCGAATTAATGCAATGGCGAGAAAAAGCAAGAGAACGAAATGAAACAGAAACTGATTGATTATTTATTAAATATGCCACGGTATATTGTATGGCGTGGAATCTTCATTCTTTCCATTAACTTTTGGTTGCTTGTGATTTTCGGCATTGCATTTCTCTTTCGCTAATTCATCAAGTGCGGTCAGAAATCACGGGATTTTTGACCGCATTTTTCTTTAGGATAGAACATGAAATCAATTCTAATCTTCTTTTTCTATTTTTTATCAATTATTGCCGTCACAGGGTACGCCACTTTTTTGATGTATCACAACATTGACGGGTGGGGTTGGATTATTTTTATTGATGTTTTATTGGCATTAATGACAGTCAAAGTTAAGGAAGAAAAATAATGTTCCAAAACTTCGCACTTGCCACATTGGGCATGTTTGTGTTCACTCGGCAAACTGTACCTTTTCAAAGTTTAGACCGCACATCAAATTGGCGACATCCAACCAATGCCATTGTCGGGGCAATGCCAAAATCACAATTCACCGGTAAGGAAAGCGAAACCGTGACAATCGGCGGGCGACTTATTCCCGAAATCACGGGTGGCAGATTTTCCATTAAAGCATTGGAATTAATGGCAGACAGCGGCGGAGCTTTCCCGCTGATTGATGGTGCAACCTTTGAAATTATCGGTTTCTTTGTGATTGAAAATATCCAAGAAACCCGCACCGAATTCTTTGGTGATGGTGCGCCACGTGCGATTGACTTCACCATGAACCTAAAACGCACTGACGACCCAATGTTGATTGCCATTGCTGATGCAATAATGGGGGAATTCTAATGTTTGATTTTGATACCAATCACCGCACACCTCAATTTTCAGTAGAAATTGTAACGCAGGATAAAAAAAAGAAAGACATCACAACCGTTGTTGCTGATCGGCTGATTAGCCTGTCACTTACCGACAATCGAGGACTGGAAGCCGACATGCTAGAAATTGAACTCTCCGACCATGACGGCAAACTAGCTTTGCCATCGCGCAACGTCACGATTAATCTGGCACTAGGTTGGAAAGGAGAACAATTAGTCGGAAAAGGCAGTTACATCGTAGACGAAATCCAGTTTAGCGGCGCACCGGATAGATTAGCAATTCGAGCAAGAAGCGCAGATCTAAAAAGCAGTCTATTCGAGCAAAAAGAACGCTCATTCCACCAAATTCACCTAGGCGACCTAGTACAACAAATAGCCAAGTCACACGGTTTAAATTGCTTTGTTGCTGCAGGATTACACAATGCGCTGATAGAACATATAGACCAAACCAACGAAAGTGACATCAACCTATTAACTCGCCTTGCCGAGCAATATGACGCTATGGCGACCGTGAAAAATGGCGTATTGCTATTTATGAATTTAGGTGAAGGGCAAAGTGTAAGTGGTAAGCCTTTACCGGCTTATCAAATTACAAAAAAACAAGGTGATAATTACAACTTTTCGATTGCCGAAAGCGAAAACTATAAAGCCGTCCGAGCCTATTGGCACGACCCTGATAGCGGCAAACGCGGCGAAATAACGGTAGATACCAACACATCTATTGTGAAAAAACAACGTATGACAAAAGGTCGAACGTTGAAAAATGGTACAGTAAAAGGCAGACGGCTAAGCAAACGAAAATACAATGTAGTTGTGCAACAAGAACCAATCACAAGCGACAGCACACAAATAAAGACATTACGCCACACCTACGCGACCGAAAAAACGGCAATTATTGCCGCTAAATCCGCTTTTGATAAGTTAAAACGAGGCGTTGCCACATTTAATCTAACGCTTGCTTTGGGCGACCCCATGTTGATGCCGGAAACTATCGTTGAGCTTGCAGGGTTCAAGGCAGAAATTGATGCCACAACTTGGCTGATCACAAGAGTAACGCACAATCTTTCAGATGGCGGCTTTACCAGTCAAATTGAATGCGAATTGAAAGTGGAAGATGAAGAAGTGGAAGTGAAGAAAGTGAAAAAATAAAGCGGTCGATTGACCGCTATTTTAACAAGTTGATAAGTTCACTAGCAGAGCGAAATAATTCCTTTAAATCTAGTGGAACATCTTCACCATCATTTGTTAATGGCACATAAATTCGAGTATAAACACGAAAAATAGCGCTAGCATCCAATTTATATTGTTTACAGAACGTAGATAAATCTTTTTGGTAAGTTTCAACTTTATACCTTATAATTTCATCGTCCTTATTGGCAAGAATAAAATCTAATTTTTGTTCTAATTCAAAAACGTTGTGAGTTCTATCTCGATTTTCTTCCCTTTGATTAGCTAATTTTTCGCTTTTCTTGGTTTGCCACAAACTATAAATAGAGAATAATAAAGCAAGAAATGCTATAACATTCGAAATAAAATCATCACTCATACTTTTGCTCTATCAAGAAGATATTCAACACTTGATGGATAAACACTATCTTTGGGGTAAATATCTAGCTTTTGTTTCACTTCTTCATAGGAGAAACCACATTTAGAAATTAATTCCAAAAATGCCGAACTTAAAAATGAAGAGCCCGGGCTAGCATCAAAACCACTAAAATCCACTTCGATTTTGTCATAATCATTCCAAATAGGTCGGATATACTCATCACGAAATCTTTTTCCGCTGTTAGGCCCATCATTTTCATCTCTTCCAAATGCTAATGGAGAAAAGTCGTTAAGCACATTAATTCTTTTCGTTTTCATTATTGTTCCTTAATTCAAAATGCCATTCTACAAGCGTTCCTGGTAAACTATAACTGGTTTCATAGCAAACGTCTATATCAAACTGGGGCGATTTTTCTAAATGAACTTGATTTGTTAATATCCAAACTGCGACATCAGATAAGATTGGCTTCATCATATCCGCCAAACCATTTCCACGTTCAATTTGATTCCAACGGGAGACGCCAGGTTTTAATGTTTCTTTCAATATATCTGTTTTAGAGTGAAAAACTGATGTTTTTTGCTTTTCGCTATGTTTTATAAACGATTCGATAATTCCGATCCCTAAATCATAAATGATGAATGTTAACGTTTTCTTAGTGGGATCAAAGTAAAGATATTGCCACCACCTTGTCGGTTCTCCTTGCACGTTTAAGTAAGCGTGATGATGGACATTTAATAATGCTTCATATACTGCTGTTTCAAGTAGTGATATGGTCGGTAATAATAGTGATTCTTCACCTAATTGCATTCGAATATTTCTGAAAAAAACCTTTAAATAAGGTAACTTTTCGTAAGGTAAAATCCCAGATTGATAAAGATTATTCGATGTTTCAAGACGATTTAATGCTTGCACAGAACCCGCTCTTAAGGCTTTTGCATAGATTTTTGTTAAGAAATCCTTATGCTCAGTATCATTTAATGCAAGATTTTCAAAAATAAAACGATTCGGTTTTGTCCTTAGTTGCAAATAATTAATATGTGCAAACAGAACAACAGAAGCTGCTGCGGTCATATTCGTCGTATTTGCAAAATCAATCTTAATTATTTCCGATGAAACATTCACCATCTCATAAATATCATGAATAAATTTCAGGGTCTTTATAAGATTTTTTTCTTCGTACAAGCAAATTTCTTCTGGAGCATTTATTCTCATTTTATCCCCTACAAATCCATCGGGTTAATCGCTGCCACTTCTTCATCTTTATTGACAAATACTCTCACAAGGCACGCCATCGTGGTCACGGTCAAGTTTGTGCATGCCGCATTCTCTTAAATGGAATTTAGCATCATCGCAATTATCCATGTCCTTACAAGTACGTTTTCCATCACTGCAACTAAACTGTTCCGCATCCGCTTTTTTACTTTTGGCAAAAGTTGCTGTTGAGAAAGCAAGGGAAAGTGCGGTTAGAATTAAGAGAAGTTTTTGCATTTTTAATTCTCCGAAACATAGCTATCAAAAGGGAATTGTGCTTCCGCTTGCTCATCATTTAACTTGCCTATGTTTTTGCAATATTGCTTCACATCTGTCTCAAAATTAAAGCTATGAGTGTAATGCTTATTCACGATCATAACTCGGTTCAGGTCTAATGTTTTGGCAAACTTTTTATCCAAATATGTTTGATAACAAATGCTGCTGATAATACTTTTAAGCATTGGTTTGCCGATTTCGTCGCGGTTAAATGTCACTGATAAAAAACTTCCTTGCAGTTCTGCTTCAAGAATATCTAGCCCACTCAACGCTTTCTTATAGGTTGGCGGGAAATTCTCAGCAAAAGCTGAAGATGAGATAGACAAAAGCGCGGTTAGAATTAGCAGTGACTTTTTCATTAGGGTTTCCTTAGGTTTGTTTTATTAAAATAAATCACCACTTCCGCCACTTCATCGGCATGCTGAATACTACTCTGCCGTGGATAAACACGTCATCATCTTGCGTGAATGTCCATTCCTTGTAGGTTGGGTTGTCGGAAATGACGAGCATTTCTTTTCCCACTTTTTGCAAACGCTTGATGAATGTTTGACCGTCAAAGGTGAACACATAAAGGCCATCGGCGGCAAAGTAATTTTCGGAAATATCCACATAAAGCAAATCACCGCTTTCAAGGGTTGGCGCCATGCTGTCCCCTTTCACTGTGATCAACTTCAAATGTTTTGCATCAGCACGTCCAAATTGTTGACGGAAGAACGTTAAATCAAATTCTTGTGAAAGCAAGCCTTGTTCGGTTGGGCTTAAATATGTCCCGTTTCCGGCACTTGCTTCCACGTCCAAAATATCAATCCGCACTGTGTTTGGGTTTTGCGGTTCGCTCACTTCTACAATGCGATAAGACGGATCAGGGTCGCCTTCACCTGTTTTTAACCAATGCGGGTCAACATTAAGTGCGGTCGCAATTTCTAAGATTTTTTTAGGGTTTCTAGTTTCGCCACTCAAAATCTTAAAAACTGAAGGCTGCTTAATGCCGATTAATCTTGCCAATTCCGCTTGGGATATGCCTTTTTCATACATTAATGAAGTTAAGCGTTCAGATAAAGTTGCCATAATTTCTCCTATATTTTGATTTTATAACTAAAGCTATAGAAAATAAATTTTCATTTAGCTATTGACTATGGATAGTTAAACCTATAATCTATAGCTAAAACTTAGTTATAGGAAATTATTTATGAATGTTTTTATAGTTAAAGCAATAGAAAAAGCTGGCGGGCAATCAGCATTAGCTAAAAAATGCGGCGTTAGTCAGCCAACAGTAAATCAGTGGCTAAAAGGTGGAAAAATGGATGTGAAATATATTCCCGCCATTATCAAAGCAACAGAAGGCAAAGTAAGAGCCGAAGATTTACGCCCCGATGTGGATTGGGAAGTGATTCGGAATAGTTA